GAATGCACTGAATGCGGCGAGCTTGTAGAGCCGGGCTTTGTAGATGACAACGGAATGTGTGATGAGTGCTGGGATGCCTACAACCTTCAAGGATATGAGCCAGACAAGGCGCAAGAATGGCATGACTTTGATCCTGATTGCTAGTAAACTCGGACGCGTCCAAGGCTTTCACTCCTAGCCTGATTGAGCCGGTCTGCAGCGCCCCGGTGGACGGAATCGCTGCCCTATTTTTTAGCCCTTTCTCTTTCAATAAGAATATCAATGTAATGACGGGCCTTCTGTAAATCCTGAACACCACCTTTAGACTGCCATCGTGAAACATACTTGATAATGGCGTGTTCGCAGATGCCAAGATTATTCTCTAGTGCATACTCTAGTGGCTGGATCTTTAGTGCTTTGTAATGGCTGCCGCCGACTTGCTCGGTGTTCCAGTTCATGTATCCTCCAGGCATAGGGCGCGGTACGCAACGTACTTTGCCCTGTAGTGTTCTGCTTCAGTCATAAGTTATCGACCTGCTGTATCCGCTCACCGATCCAACGCATCACGGGTACAGCCATTGAGTTGCCCAGAGCCTTGTACCTCGGCCCATCGGGACACTTATCTGCTGGCTTGTTGCGGTACGGGATCTGCGTGAAGCCATCGGGGAATCCCTGTAGCCTCTCGCACTCCGTTGGTGTCAGGCGTCTAACGCCATGGCGGTTAGGTGTGGGGCAAATAATTGCCTTACCCTCATCCACCCACTGGTTACAGCCCCACTTCTCGTTGTCCTTGGCGCAGAGCGTTGCCATCAGCTCAGGGTCGCTTCCAGAGCTGATCTCAGCATCGGGGGCAACTTTTTCCCCCTTTTCTCGGCTCGGCGCAGGATTCCCTGACAGGCTTTCGCGCTCAAAAAGAACCGCTGCGGCACGTCTCCAGTCTCCAAGGTATCCGACAACGAACACACGGCGGCGCCGCTGGGCCACTCCGAAGTATTGAGCGTCAAGAACTCGGTAGGCGAACCCATACCCGATTTCAGCCAGCGCCCCGAGGAAGGAGCCAAAGTCCCGTCCTCCGTTCGATGACAAGACGCCGGGGACGTTTTCCCAGACCACCCATTTGGGCCACTTGCGTTGAGCAAGCTTAATGAATTCGAGTGCCAAGTTACCGCGCTCATCATCCATGCCGCCTCTGAGTCCGGCGATGCTGAATGATTGGCAGGGGGTTCCCCCAACCAAAAGTTCGATTGATCCATAATCATCCTCTCTAATGGTAGTGAAGTCCCCGTGGCATGGAACCTCTGGGTAATGGTGCGCCAGCACTTCGCGCGGGAACTGTTCTATTTCAGAGAAAAATGCAGGCTCCCATCCTAATATATGCCACGCCATAGTCGCAGCCTCTATGCCAGAGCATATTGAACCGTACCTCATGCCTATACCCTTCGATGGTTGCGGAATGAGCGTGCCGCTGCCTCGCGCCCTATTCAGCCTAGCGATGTTGCAGTAACCACTGGCTCTCGGTGCGACGAAGGTGGTGCGGCGCTCTCCGATCCCAATGCCCCTTCGATGGCACTGCGGGTGGTAAATGGTTTGCCCTTCGCGTCGGTAAAGTATTTGATGCCCTGCTCGTCCAGCACCCGCATCAGCTTGGGCGTGGTGTATGCCTTGAAGATCTGAAACAGATCACGGTAGTAAAGGTATTCAGGTTGCTCGCTCATTTTCTCTCCTTGAAAAAAGCCCCGACTAGCGGGGCGCTTGATGGACGGTGGCAGATTACCAAGGGACATCGGCTGTTGACGCTGCCGGCGCTGACTGCTCTTGCGGCTTCCAAGTATTTCTCTCGGCGTACAGTTTGCCGCCTCGTGACTCTTTGATTTCCACGTTCAGCCACTCAAGCGTGGGATCTTCCTTGACGCACTTGCTGACCCAATCTTTAAACTCGTCCAGCTTAAAAGACAGCTTTGCCTTAACAAAATCCGGAGCGTTATCGCCTGGATGCTTGATGATAAGGCCGTCTACAAATTGCTTTTCTTCACTCATATCTCATTCCTACTAGGGTTGATTTTCATTACACGGTTTTCGTAGGTGGTAAAGATTCCACCCTTTGATGGTGCTAAATTCAATGCCTCCTTAACTTCGTTTGGTGTGTCTTCGATGATGCCTCTGAGGATGTCCCAGTCCTCATTAGCCACTGCGGTCTTGACCTCACAAATGAAGTCAAAGTTATTCCGCACGGCTTCCATGTAGGATAGGAACTCCTCATAGGTTTCTACCATGACCGCTTCTGCCCAGATGTTGCGGCGTTAGCGTCGTCATCCTTGTCTGCCCCAATGCCCAATGCCATTGACAAGCTGTATCGCTTGGCGTAGGTCACTGCGCTACCAAAGCTTTGCGCTGTTGGCTTGTCTGCTCGGACAATCATCTTGCCAGTGCTAAACATTTCTTCATGCCCAACCAAGACTGTTTCAATGCAAGCCCCAACATCACATTCATGGCTGATCTGTTGAAGTAGGATGCCATGACTGTTTAATATAGACTTTGCGTAATCCCACAACTCTTCAAAAGGAACGTACTTGCTCTTGAAGTGTGGATTAGTAGCCGATGCCTTGGCGTGAGATAATTCCTGCTGAACAGCAAGAAGGGTGTCAAATAATTTACTTTTCATAACTGCCTCCTGTTTGATCTGATCCCAATTTAAAACTATTGATAACAAATGTCAACATTTGAAAACATTAAAAAGGTGAGGTACTTGTTGACAAACTTTAGCGGTTGCGAGACAGTTACAGGTTTCACACACACAAAAAAAGGAGTGGCAAATGTCAGATGACTGGGCGCTGTATTGTCTAGAACAAAACCCAAGCAAGACCGTAAGCACAGTAACCCCTATAAAGCCCCTGAATGGCCCTGTATTAAACGATAGCCAACCTAATGGGGTATCCCACCAAGAAACATTATCGTCGCTCAGAAGGCTAAAGAACGCCTCTATCAACGACCGAATCACAGAGCTAGAAGATCGCCTGTCTAAAGAACGTGACGTTATTCCTGGCATGATTACCACTGGAACAGTGACGCTGGTGTATGCACCTAGTGGCGCAGGTAAAACAGTTTGGATTCTTGGCAACCTGTTCCAGTCCATCCGTAACAACCTGATCAAAGGCTCAGATGTTATCTATTTCAACGAGGATGACGGGGCCAAGGGCGTACTGCAAAAGGCTAAGCTGGGCCATCGTCACGGCATGACAATGGTTACGCTGGCTAATTCTCCAGACCCTTCTCTTCGCACCACGGCAGATGCCCTACGGTTGCTGAATGCAATCCGTCTTGAGGGCGAGGCCGATGGAAAGATCGTCATCTGTGACACCCTGAAAAAGTTTGCCCCAGTACTAAACAAAGGGGATATGCGCGAGGTTCTCCACGTATTCAGGGAGTTTGCTGCGGCTGGCGGCACAGTTATCCTGCTCGGTCACTGCAATAAGCACCGGAGTATGGATGGTCGCTTGGTATATGAGGGAGTCGGCGATCTAAAAGCAGACGTTGACAATATGTTTGGCCTTGATCCGCTAAACGATAAGTTCGCTCTACATCAAGAGCTTTTAGTAATTAATGAGAAAGATCGTAGTCAGATCAGCTTCGAGGGCGGCTTCAAGTACAAGCAGACTGGAGCTTTAGTGGGTTATGAGGAGTCGGTGGATTCGGTACAGTTCATGACAGCCGACGACATTGCAGGGCTGAAAGCCAAGCAGCGGGCGCAAATCAACGTTGGGAGGGCGCTTGCCAAGTACGAAGATGAGTTTATTTTCCTCAGTAGCGTAATGAAAACTGGCAGATCCTTCTCTCAAAGCGATCTGTTTGACCTGCTCAATGACCATGAGATCAACCCCAACTCTTGCACTCGCAAGACTTTGCGTACCTGCATTGATCTTCTCAAGGGTAATCACCTAAAGCTGGAGCGCAGAGGAGAGCATGGGAAAAAGTTTTATTCTTGGCAGGCAGAAATCTAATGCCCAGAATGCCCACAGTGCCGCTTATGCCCAAGGTTTAGGGGGCGGGTTGTACTGGTGGCCCCCTAAAACATGGTCTTGCTGGACGTTCTGGGCAAGCTGGGCAAACTGGACAAACTGAAATAAGGAGTCAAATATGAGTATTGAGCAAGTAGATGACCGAATGTTGGACCTATTCGTCAACCAGAAGTACCACTGGAAGTCTCTCAGGCCGTCTCAGCAGCAAGCTATAGCGGTAGAGCTACTCCGCCATAGGTGCATAGAGAAAAAGCTGTACGCGTTCATTGAGGGCATCATAGAGGACAAGGATAGCTGGCAGCAGTACCGCCAACTCCTGCTTGAAGAGTCTAAGAAGCACGGTTAACACTAATTACTAAAAGGAGGGGACAATATGGAGCATCCGTTACTACAGTTTTGCTCAACAGAAAAACAAAGAAAAGTGATTGAGCTTTGTGAGGTAGAAGGGCTGTCACAATATCAAGCGGCAAAAGTTTTAAACAGCACGCGCGAAGCAGTCAAGCATCACGCTCAGGCAGTCAGGAGAAAAGCTGCCAAGCAGGGATACAGCCCACAGCACAACTGGTTTAGGCCAGTGCCAGATGGTCACAAGATCAAAGGGGTGTCCACGTTTTACGACGAGGACGGCAACCCTGTCAGGCAATGGGTTAAGTCTCAGACCGACGAGCAGCGCCAGTTTGAAATCCTGGTCGAAAGGATTGAGTCGGCACAATCTCAATGGCCTAGATTCAAGCCTGCTGCAGCACCAAAATCTACGGAAGAAAGCCTGCTTGCACTCCTTACCATTACGGACTTTCACCTCGGGATGTACGCATACGAGGCAGAAACTGGCGACGACTGGGATGTTCACATTGCCAGAGAAGTATTCTTGAACTCCATCCATGACATGATCCAAGCAGCCCCAAAAGCCAAGACCGGGATGCTGTGCCAGCTGGGAGACTTCCTCCACTGGGATGGGATCCTCAGCGTTACCCCGCAGTCAGGCCATATCCTCGATGCCGACACCCGTTACGGCAAGCTGGTTGACCTGTCCATGTCGGTGATGGTTGAGGCTGTGCGGATGATGCTGAGAAAGTTTGACGAGGTGCTTGTTATTTCAGCGGAAGGGAACCATGATATTTCAGGCAGCATCTGGCTTCGTAAGCACATCAAACACCTGTTTGCTGACGAGCCAAGACTGCAAGTAATTGACAATGACTTTCCGTATTATGCCTATCTGCATGGAGAAACTATGTTGGGCTTCCATCATGGTCACAAAGTAAAGTTGGCTAATCTGCATAAGCTATTTGCTAGCGAGCCAAGGTTTAGGGAAATGTGGGGCAAGGCATCGTATACCTACATTCATACCGGTCACTATCATCACGAACGATTGATAGAGGACGGTGGCGCTATTGCCGAAATGCACCCAACGTTGAGTGGTAGGGATGCCTATGCAGCAAGAGGTGGCTGGGTATCACGGCGAGGAGCCAAAGTTATTACATACGACAAGACTGACGGAGAGATAGCAAGAGTTACAGTGAGGCCGAGAGCATGATTCCATTAATTAGAGTTGAGTTGCCAGATGGCGAAGGAGTTTTCTTAACATCAACTATCGGCGGAGCAACCACCAATACAAAAAACAAAAAACAAACGGATGTTTACACCGACACTTTCCCTAATGGGATTACAATAGATATTCCACTAGAAGAGTTTTACGCGCTATGGTTTACTAGCGTGGTCACTGAGCTATCAATCGTAGAAAAGACATTTGAGATGCACTAAGGAGTGGTATGTCACATCGCTGGATAGTCGACACAAAAGAAAAGGCAGACTTTTTTATTGCCTTTATCAAAGACCAGCTGCAAAGCGGGTCAATCATTACATACTCAATCAAGCAGGAAAGCAGAACAGACAGGCAGAATGGTGCAATGCACCTATGGTTTCGTCAGATAGCCGAGCAGCTAAATAACAAGGGAGACTGGGCAAGGCATCCATACAGCGATACGCTGGAGATTCCATTCACAGATGTCTTAGTTAAAGAGATGCTATACAAGCCTATCATCAAGGCTATGTACGATAAAAACTCTACGGCTAAGCTAACAGTGCGTGAATTAAGTGAAGCAGCAGAAGTACTAACACGCTGGCTAGCCCAGAACAGAGGCGTTTATATTCCATTTCCACAAGCAATCAAGGACCAACTTAAATGAGAATTAAAAGAACGGCAGCAGATCACTGGTTTAGCCGATGCGTTCGTTTGCGAGCGGACTTTTTTTGCCAGGGATGCGGAGTAAAGTATGAAGAAAATAGCAAGGCTTTGCACTGTTCCCATTACTTTAGCCGCGCCAAGAAAGGCGTTAGGTATGATGCGCTCAATGCCTTCTCTCATTGCTATGGCTGTCATCAAAAGTTTGGCAGCAACCCTGATTACTTCTATCGACACTATATAGATACCTACGGCGAGTCAGCTTTAGAGTTAGTTAGAGAAAAGGTTGAGGATATAATGCTTGGCAAGCGAATGATTAAAGAAGAAAAACAAATAGCTAGCCATTATAAAGCCGAGGCTGCCCGTCTAGAAAATGACAGAGCAGCTGGTATCACAGGCTGGATAGAGTTTGTTAGCTGGGATTAATCCGCTTCAGGCAAACGCTTCTGAGTTAACATCCCGCCAAATTCTTCAAGCGGCGCAATGCCTGTAAGCCCTCCGATGTTGCGAGAAACTCGTCCAACATCTCTAACAATTGGAACTTCTGAAGCAAGACGCGCAGCAGGATACTCTCGATCAATAACGCCAATAGCAGTGCCGGCAATATCAAACGGTCTTGTTACGGCAATCGGCATGAGTCCTTGAGCAAACGTTAACAAAATTCCATTCTGCTTGATCTGACCAAACTGATAGTCATTAAGACCCAAGGTATTGGCAGTTAGCAGGGAAGCCCATGCGTCACCGTAGCCTCTAGCTATGCCTCCTGCAGATACCTCTCCATCGCCAAATATAAACTGCCTGCCCTCGTTAATTACGGCGTATCCGCCTGCACCATAGGCTGCATAGCGACCAAGAAACTCAGCAGCTTTATCTGGTCTGCCTGCTTTAAGATTTCCAACCACCTCGCGCAACGCCAAAGCCTGCTGCTTAACCACAAAGCCGCGCAATGCCCATAGAGGACGCAGGTTAGGATGCCGTGCCCATGCCGCAGGTCTACCTGCCGCACTAATCAACTGCTGTTGACCAAGACCAGCAAACATTAACTCTTCAATCAGGTCTTTGCCCTTGCCAGTGTACTTAGTCCAGTCCATTCCGTGCTGCTTAATCTGGCGGCTTAAAATGTTTAGCTCTGCTTGGTTAAAGTAAAAACCCCAGTTATCCGCAAGCCTTCCAGCATTAGCATCATCCATTGCGCTTTTTAAAACGCCACGCATCACGCCTTTTTTGCCAACCTGATCCATTGCCGCAAAGCCAGATCCTTTCATAAGAAAGTCTGCTGACTTACGCATACGCTCAGCAATATTAACCATCCAGTTTGCGCTGTCACTGGCTTGGTCATTAATTATGTTTACAAACTCGCCAAACGTCTGATTGCCTAAACCCATCTTTTTAAGGTCAGCACTTGGGATTTTTTGAAATGGATTTGCAGCTTGAAGGCCTTCACGCACAGCGCGACCACCATATTTGGCTCCAACCAAAGGTATGTCTGCCAGGTTTAATACGGCAGACAAAGGCCCGGCAAGGGTTAGCGAGTAAGCCAAAGAGTTTGCCGCTTGGATTAAGGGGTGCGGAGTTTTTGCTTGCCCCATAATTGCATCAGTTATTTCTTTGACAGCAAAAGTCGCGCCATCTTCGCTAATACCTTTTTTCATTAACGTAAATTTCAGCGCATCCATAAACTCGTCTGGAGTCAATGCGTCTGTAGCTGCTTTTTGAAGATTACTAGAAAGCAAAACAGGGTCAGTTGCTATTTCTCCAGTTTTTTCAATGACTACGGATGATCTATTTACCGCGCCTTGTCTGCGAGGTCCGGCTTTATAGTCATCAATCCGTACGCCAAACTTGCTTTGTATTTCTGCTAGTCGCTGCATCTTAAAAATGCGGCGCATATCGGAAACAATAGGGTTCTCATACTCTAAAGGGTCGGGGCGTTTAGGATCTGCTTCATCAAGATAGGATCCGCGGGTTCTAGACTCAAACGCAGGATCGTCAAACATTTTTTCAATCTCTGCATCTGTCTTGCCTTCTTGCTTTAGCCTTTCAACAAACCCTCTGTTGCGAGTATGCAAATAAGTAATGCCGCCAAAATCAGCGCCAAATACTTTTTTGTTTAACTCTGCGTTTTTCTTTGCACTGTAAGTTAAGTACTGCTTAAGAGATGCCATGTGTTCTGAGTTAAGCTCTTTTCCAAGCTCTTTCTCTAAACGAATTATCGAATCGTCAAAGCTTTTTCCTAATTTACCAGCTGCAAAATCAAGCATTGCACCCTTAGCTCTAGTGCTTTCGTTAATGATTTTAATGACAGGCACAAGACGCTGCGATAACTCATCCAAATCTTTGCCAATAATTCGGAGAGCGGTTTCATCTGCTCGCTGATACCTGCCGCCTACATCCGCGCTAACCCTTCTAATTAATCTATCAGAAACTCCAGTTAGCTTATCGTCATAAAAGTTCTTAAGAGCGCCAGTAAGCCCTGTCCACAATTCGCCAGCAGTCTGAGCTTCAGATAGCGGCTTCCGAGTGTACTGAGGATTGTCTACCTCTGTGTACACAGCAGCATCTTCTGCTTTTTCTATAGCTCTTAGCGCCCCTTGGTCATCAATGGCCTCGGCAGCATCAGCCATTTCGTCAGCCTGCGTCTTTAATCCGCCAGCGGACGATGGCTTGATTGCTACATCAATCAGTTTTCCTAGCGCCAATCCAGACAAGCCGCCAATTACGCCGCTTGTAACGCGCTCCTCAAAAGTATCGCCACTAGCAGCACCATAAAAAGAACCCTCAATAGCGCCAGCTTTAGCTATGCTCACGCCCTTTTGGGCAAGCTTAGCTCCTAAGCCAATGCCAGTGGGCAATGATCCAAAAAACTCAGCCGCTGTAGACAAGCCAGCTAACTCAGGGTTTTGCTCTTTAAACATCTCCCTGGCTATTTCGTATCTGTCTTTGGCTTCGTTATAAGAGGCATCAGTAGTCGCAGCTTCAAGCGCAGCTTTCAACTCGCCAAGCAAACCAAAGGTAATGCCTTCACCAAACTCAGTAGCAATACCTTTAATTTTTTCGGCTCGTTTAACGGACAAAACAGACAGGGCTTTTTTGCCTTCATCTGAAAACTCTACAGATGAAAAATCAACATCCTGTTTGGGTTGCTTGGTACTGTCTAAAAGACTTAAAGCGGCATCAGAAAATTCAACATCTGAAAAATCAACCATTACTTAGAACCCAGTCCGCTGCGAATAGAACCTTCTACATAGTTTTCAAAAGTAGGCACAATACTTCTTCGGCGCTCTACCTCTCGCCTAGCAGCCCTTATATCCTCTTCCTTTACACCAGAAAGATCAACTGCTCCGTTTTCATCTCTAACAGCCAAGCCTTTACCAACAAGCAAGTCTGCAGTTAAAACATCAACCAATGCAGCTTCGTCTGCAAGATTGGATTTCGTCTGAGTAGCTTCTTTCCATAGCTGTGGAAATTTACGCTTAACAAATGCAATAGTTTCGGCTTGTATTTGCGGCAAGCTAAGCTCTTCTCCTGACGGCCTTTTCAAGCTGTCTGCAAACTCTTGTATCTCTACAGAATCAAGCTCTTCAATCTTGTTATAAATATCGTCAAACAGATTCCAAGGCACATCCATTTCTGCTGCTATAGTCTCTAAAGTTGCTTGAACATTGGCAAGAATTGCTGCGTTGGCTACACGCGCATTTTCTGCGCTAGCTATCCTAATTTTGTCGACTGTTTCTTTTTCCTCAATCTTTGCAAGAATTCCTTTATCTCGCACAATCTTGTCAGGGCCTCCGGGCACAAAGTTATAGTCTTCCAGTTTTTTGCGCTCTGCCGGTGTTAATGGTTCTTTGCTCTTGCGCGTCTTATCTGCCTTCTCTCTAGCTTCCATCAAGGCGTATTGGTCTTTTTCATACTGATCAACAATATCGCCAAATTCCTGCTTTCTTAATCGCGCAGATAATTCTTTGTATTGACTAGAGTCAAACTTTACGGCAGATAAAGCTCGCCTTGCGATAGTTTCTTGCTGGGCAAATAACTCATTTTCTTGTTTTAGAGCTTCATATCTTTTCTGATACCGAATTTCGGCAGCTTGAGCAACGGCTTCGCTGTTTTGCTGCATTACGTTAAGTCGGGATTTTAACGCTTGCAAAGCTTGCTCTTGGCCTGCAGTAAACACTCCAGATAAATCGCCTGAATCTCCAGAAACTTTTAAAGATTCTCTTTCTTTTTCCATTTCCTTAATAGCGTCTTCTGTTTTAATAATAGACTGCGCTGTATTTGAAACAGATTTGCTTTGAGCGGCAGGACGAACAGCATTAATTCCAGCGATAGAATCTAAAAGCATTGTTTGAGTTTCTTTATCGCTTGTTCTGCTATAAATATCCATCAAAGACTGCCGATGAACATTTAAAGCGTTCATATCGCCTTGCTCAGCAGCTGATTGCGCTTGGTTAATTGTTTGCAGCATCAGAGCTTGATCTTGCTTTGTTTGAGCTTCAAGCGCCTGACGTTGCCTTTCAGCCATCATAAGATTCGGAGTCATTCCTAGTCCGCGACCAGCCTCAAACAACCCTTCATAAGCATTTGGAGCGTTAGCTAATGATTGAAGTAACGCATTAAATCTAGCCATTGTTTATTCTCCGCTACTTAAAAAAGTCTGCCCAAAAGACTGCTCAAAAGACTACCAACTCCACCACCCTGTTGTGCAACGGGAGTAAACAATCCACCCAAAATGCTAGAGCCGAGTCCACCCAATAGGTTAGCTTTAGCTTGTTCAGCCAGCAACTGAGCTTCAATACCAGACAGCATTGTTTCACCAAACTGACCAGCACCGTACAGCTGTGCTTGTTGTGCCAACTGCGGATACAACTGAGAAGCCTGTTGTACATTAAGAAGCTGCGATTGAGGCATATAGCTCTGCCCTAAGAACTGACCACCAAGTGCTGCTTGCTGTGCTTGCTCAGCCCGAGCTTGTTGCATGGCGCCAAACATTGCTTCGTTTTTAGCTTGCTCTTGCGCTTTAAACAACGCCATTTGCTCTGGAGTGCCTCCAAACTGTGCTGTTTGCACACCGAGTCGCCCTTGTGCAGCCAGCCGCTCTTCCATTTGTTGTCTCTGCTGCTCTTCTTGAGGAGACATTACACTACGCATTCGCTGATAAATATCTGCTTCTCGCTGCCCAGTGTCTTGAGCAGCTTGACTAAGGAAATTGCTAGCCTGTCCAAACATCATTTGTTGGAAAGCCTTCTCTTCAGGAGACAAAGCCATAGTAACGCCAGTTCCGTCTTCCCCTTGACCCACTCCAAATGTACTTCCTGTAGCAGACGTAAGCGTAAACGGCTGAAACTTTGTCATTCCCATCAGTTTTTCAGCAAGTTCTTGCGCTTGTTTATTTGCCGATGAGCCAATATCACTAAGGTCGCTTAAGCCAAGGCCAGTTAAAAGGCCGCCTCCACCTAATAAACCAAGAATCGACAGCCAGTCACCCATACCGCCCGTGCTTGTGCCGCCTGTAGGTGTGCCGCCAGTTCCCATTTCTTCTTTTACTGCGCCAATACTCGAAAGAAGACCCATCAGAAAGTCCCTCCACTCAAAATATTTACTGCTTTTGTCATATCGTTTTACCTATAAGAGCTAATACATTAATTTCTTGCAGAGACAGAGGAGATCCAAAAATGTCAGCCTCCAATCCGATAGTAATAACAGACCCGCTTCCGGTAGTATTTACCGCCTTTCGTTCAATGTTAATGCCAGTAGAAAATTTAGTCTCAGGCAAGCCGTCTGTTCTTGTTCCAAATTGAGAATTGCTGTCGTTGTAGTAGTAAGTGTCTTGACCTCCAATCTGAAACGATTGCGTTGAATACGCAGTTTCAAAGTCGTAAGCCCATTTAACAAAGGCAACTCCTTGAGTAGCTCCAACAACAGTAGGACGCAGCTTCTTAAGAATCTTTGTTTTAGACGGATCGCCAAAAGTTAACGCAGGGCTGTAGTACCTAAATCTATAAGACCCATTTACAATATCTGTGCCATCCCAGTATTTATCATAGTAACCAGAGTATTCGCCAACCCCGTCTATATTCCCAATTAATAACGTACCGTCAGATTTTCTTTCGTATGCAGTAAAAGAAGAAGAAGGCCACCTAGTTACCCTGTACCCTCCATTCTCCAGCCTTCCCTTTAAGTCAAAGCAATACGTAGTTTTTGAGCTTGGGAAAGTTATTAGGTAAAACGAGTTTTCCGGGCTATACACAGACGCTGTAGGCGCAGTTCTGCCAGAAACCTCCAGGATTAACTCAGTTTTAATTGTTGCGCTAAGGTCAGTAAGAGGCAGAGACTTTTCTTGTATTGTCCTGCCAAAGCTTTTTAACCCTGTTTCAGACATAAACAAAATATCTGTGCCTATGTGCTGTACCGAGTTTCTGCAAATACAGCCAACACCAGCTACAGTATCAACCAATCCCATTGTTGCTGGACTGCTAGCATTGCCGTACACAAGAATGCTGTGCTTACCAAAAATAATCAAGCTGTTGTTATGGGCCGCTAATGCTCTTATTTCATCAAAGCCGTCAGGCCATGCTTTTGCTACGTTAATAGATCCGCTGGACCCGCCAGTAAAGCTAGTCCCTATAAGCAGATCAGACCAGTAAATTGTTTGGCTTCCTTCTGTACTGTCTACAACCCACAGCCTACCAAAAGCAGCAAGAGCTTCGTGACAATACAAATACGAGGGCGTTGCTGATCCAGTGTAGCTATAAAAAGTTTCTAACCCACCGGATGTGGTATACACCAAAGGTTGATACCCACGCTGAAAAAAGTAACAAGCCTCGTTAAAGTTTACAATTTTCCAGTTATTATCCGTGATTGTATAAGCCGACTCTGTTGCATCTACGGTAACAGTTTGAGCTGCCAAAGTTGTTGTGCCAGTAAATATCTTATTGTTACCTGCACTAAAAACAACATCGCTTCCAGCATCATTGTAAAAGTGATGAATCTTATGAATGTAATCAGTGCCTAAACCTGCTGCTGCTTTGTTTTCAGTTTTAAGGTCAATACCTTTCCGAGCAGCAATACGGCCTCTTTTATCAATGACAGCATTATCCGCAACATCCGCATAAGAAAAATCTTGCGTTATTGGAGAATCTTCTGTGTTAACTCCCTTAAATGCAGGAGCAACTAGATTAATGCTTTGTAGTGGCTGTGCCATACACTAGGCTCCTACGGAGTGTACCAAATAGTTTCTTCAGGGTGCTTCTGTGCGTCCAGAGCAATAGCATCAGACAAGTACTTATCAGCAATACCAAAGTACTCAGGGGCTGATGTTCCGCCTGTCTCGCCACGCTCACGCGCCAGCAAAGCAATTGCCATGTGAATTACAGGCTGGCTCGGAATAAGCAAGACATCTGTGTCGTTGCTTAATTCAGCGTTTCTTAAAATGCAGTTAAACCTTAAGTCGTAAACACCGTCTGGCTTAGGGTAAACATCAACCTGAGTATCGCCGCTAGAATTAACGCCGTTGTATGTATAGTACTCAGGAGAGCCAGATACCGGATTTTGATTTAAATACTTATCGTTAAACCAATGCGAAGTTTGATACTCCATAAAAGTATTTGAAGTGTCGTTAACTACATCCAGTACTTTAATCTTATTTTGTGACCCTGTAAGGACATAATTAAAAATACCAGACGTAGTAGTTACTGTCAGAGTAGTTCTAAGTGCAGACCAATCCCAGGCATCTTCTACTATCTTTTTGGC